ATACAAATATCTTTCTGACTCCACAAGAAATCAGAATCTTCCGTATACCACGAACCATAATTAAGGAACTGCAATGTGCCAGCTTCCATAACCATGGCGCCATCCTGAAATTCTCCAACAGCCTGTTGAATATTCGGCGACCCTGACCCAATTAGATAAGGCAAATAGATGTTGTCTTCGCGGTAAATGCGCATTGATATATCGTCGAAATAAATCGAACTCGATGTTGCATTGGATCCATATGCTCCGCAACCGGCATAGACAATATAATTCGTGTGATCGGGATGCGCTGTAAAATCAAGCGTGTATTTCGTCCACACGCCATTCGTCGACGGGAGAATGATTTCTCCACCGGCCGCCCAACTTCCATCGGACTGCAACCACACGGCCTGGCCAACAGAAAGAACAATAAGACCGGCCGTCTTCCCAGTGTCTGTTTTATACCAAACAGTAAGACGTGTTTTTCCCGACGGCAAAAGCCTGTGCGTTTGAGAAGCGCGCACGTAATTGTTGGAAGAATCGACGTCTATGCGAATACAATAACCACCGCCGTGCACGCTGACAATTTCTCGATTGATCGTGCTCGTGCCCGTTTCTGTTTTTGACCACCGATCCGGCGTTGTGGCGTTGGCCCACTCTTCAAACCCGCCATCAAGCAGGGCCTCTGTCAACCGCGGATAAACAGCCTTGAAATCTTTATAATGTGCATTGCAATAATAACGCCATGACAAAGCAACAAGCGTGTAATCAGCCGTTAACGGAACTGTTTCAACATCAGGAGCATCAGATCCAGATGTGTGAAGATAGAGAAGACCATTATCATAATCATAATAAAACGATGAAGCATTGCTATTACATTCGGCCAATGTAAACCGCTCTGTGTATTCGATATCGTTTTCTGTAACAGAATCGACAACGCGTGTATACGGCGTCAACCAGAGATTAGGATACCCCGACTCCTCCGCTCCCCAGGTCAACCCGCCGTCGGCAACGAACTCTTGGGCATCTCTATAATCCGACCATCCGACAGAATGGAAAATTCTTACATGAACCTCGTCAAACAGCATCGTCCCGGCGGTGAACCATATCCACTTGTACATGAGGAATTTTTGCGTAACATCGGTCGCAACGAAAGTGAGATAATGATTGGCCCATGCCCCAGAGGTCGTCCCTGAAACATATACTTCATTCCCCCATGCGGAATCATAGGTGGTGAGCCTTAGCGTCTCGTCGCCGGATGTCCCTGATTTAACCCAAGCCGAATACTCGTATGTTAACCCGATGGATAAGCCCGTAGCAACCTGGCGGGCATATTGGCTTCCAGCCTCGCTACAAGTCATCTCCATACAATTCCCGCTTTTCCCGCCAGCGATTGAAGCGATGGAACAATTAATTGCCGTCCACTCTGCCGTGTCTGAGTCGAACCCGCCATTGAGTATAAATTCAGTATCCCGAACGACCTCGGACACATCCGCCGCCGCCGCGTTCCCGTAATAGCACCAGATATGCGTCCCCGCCATCGCCACGTCGGACTTGACCCAGAAGATGCCTGTGGCCTCACCGCCAGCCACGGCGAAGGATTCCCGCTCGTAGGAGAGGAGCGTCGTCCCATCAGCCGCCGTGAAGCGGATGTCGTATCCCGTCGCCAAGCACTCGGCCCCGATAGCTATGCTCGCGGGCGATCCGGCAACTATGGGGACCTTGACGGGAAAGTCCACCTGGTCCGCCGTGGGAGGCAGTAGGGTGATGAGCTTCCGTTTGGTCCAGGCGTTAAACGACACTGGCCATGACTTATTCCATGTCAACGGAGTAATATGCTGACCGGGTCTGGCCTCGACAAGAATCATTCTCCATGCATCTGTCTGCAACAGGAATTGAGTGAAATTCATTTTATCTCAGTTCCTCAAGTGTCAGCGTAACGTTAAAATATGTATCCATAAAAACATGTTGAACGCGCATCTGCCCGCTCATGCGAACATAAACCGTTGTGCCCGACGTGTCGCGATCACGTGTCACGAAGAAATCAAGAGACTGACCTCGGCTTGTAAACATATTAACGAAGTTTTGAGCATCAGCATATGTCGCATATTCAAACTCAAACTCCATAATGCGATAACGACTAAACTGATTTGAAGAAATCTGACCGCCGGATGACATCGTGATGACTGATGGATCTTCGTGATTTTCGCGATAGTTATTCGAAATGTTTATACCTGGAGAAAAAATAGGACCAAGAAAAACACGTCCTGATTCTGAATAACCATCGGGATTGTTTATATCAACAATTTTATAACGGAAATATCTGTATGTGGTAAGAGCACTGGCCCAATGATAAACAATAAGGCCGGCCGTCAACGGGACAATAACATCAACAGGAGGAGTTCCTGTCCATACGTTTGCTGTGTTCGCTTGAATTCTGACAACGGCCGTAGAAGAAAGATTGTGGCCTTTGAGAGCAAATGCTTGAACGGTCTGAGCCGAACCAAGATCGCAAGAAACCCATTCTTCGGTATGAATGCGAACATAGTCGGCCGTATAACTTGCTGAACCAGTATCATCGGCCGCAACGTTATAACCAATTGTGCTACCAATGGAATTCGCTGCATTGCCGCCAGATTGCCAAAGCAAAGAAAACGCTCCGGGTCCAGAAATATTAAACTTAAATGTTATCGCCGAATATGTAATTGTATAGACCTGAGCTCCAGCGGCATCCATCTTTGCTTTTATTTCGGCCATTAACGTTGTGATCGAATACGTGGCCTCAGCAAGCGTAGCAGTAACAGAAGACCCATCGTTAAAATCAATAAACTTGTTTGTTGCCGAAATAACAAAATTACCACCTGCCATGCCGGCTCCATAACGAGTGCGCCATGGAATTGTATGAAGGCGCTGTTGTGTATTCGCGGCAGGAAAACTAGGATGCTGCGAACTATACAACAAAGAACCGCCGTCCCAAAGATTGTTATAAAGGAAAGCAATATTCTGCATTGATATTATCCTCTAATCGAACGGCCGGCAATTGGGAGTCGTTCTCCTGCATTCGCCTTCTTCACCCACTTAATGACAAGTGTTTCAAGTTCGTGCAACGGAAGCACAATTGGTTCAAACACGTCTGTCCGTTCAACGACAGTAACCTGGGGTGCCTGTGTTTTCGGCGCACCAATATCAACACGTTCTTTAATACCGGGTTCGACATAAAACATTCGCGGCCCCGTAACAGTTCCATGAAATCCAGTCGCAGCACCAGTTTGAGGAACGCCTCTTCCGCCCGGCACAGTAGCATCAGGGTTAAGATTGTCAAGATACTCAGCCGAATCAGCGGCCCTTTGATCAAGCACGTCGAACCCACGATTAATAGCATCAGGGAATGCCCGACCAAACCTGTCGATAAGGCGGTCCATACGGTCAACCATATTGTCGAAACCTTCTTTAAGAACGTCTTCCAATGACCTTGCTTTTTCCTTATAAACCCCTGCCGCCTTAGCCTGATCAATGAGCGCCTGTGTAGCATCATCAAGCGGAATACCAAGTTGCTTGGCATAGTAAACGGCATCAGCCAATGACGGAGCCATAAGAGCCAAAGCATCGTGTGAATCTAATCCGGCGTCTGTAAGTTTCTTGTAATAGATAGCCGCCTGATCTGTAGTGGCCTTAAGTGTTTCAGCCGTAAGGAACCCAGTATTGCCAAGCGCTTCCATGACTTCGCGATTTCCGTCAATAGCTTCAAAGAGTTCTTTATTGGCCTTCGCAAAATCAGAGATCTTGAGAAGTTTCGTAATGGCATCGTTGCCAGTCATTCCCAACGCCTCAAGTTTCATACTGAGATTAGCCAACGGTTCGGACAACTCAGTCATGGCCTCATACCATGATTTTCCTTGTGCAATATAGGCATTGAATGTTGCAAGGATAGAAGCAGAAACATTATCAATCTGCCGTTTCGCATCGACAGATCCATCCTTGACGATTTGAATCTTCTTATTGAGCTCAATTACTTCCTTGCCGATGTCCTTATAATCGCCAGAACTTGGAGCCAGTTTCTTTTGTTGAGCAATAAGATCAGCGAGTTGCATTTCCATATCATGCAACCCTTCAATTCCAGGAGCGATCGCCATCGTCATCTTAGTCAGGCCGGCAGAAGCACGCGAGAGCCAACCATAAACATAATCATCAACAGCCTTGATACTCACGCCCATTGTTCGGAATTTCTTAATAAGGTTTACAAACGTCTTATCACCTTCGCGGCCCATGTCAACCATGCCTGTAATGAATGTAGCAAGCGAATCATTCAGCGCCTTCATGCCTTCAGTTGCACTAAGGGCGCCTGATTTCATGGCACCAAGAATAAGACTGATCTTCTGAACATATGTTGAGAAATTCTTTGTCGTGATACCTGTCTCTTGCATCACCTGAGAAAGTAATTGAGCTTCGGCGCGCGTGGCACCGATCGTGTTCTTCAATTCAACAAGTTGTTTGGCCAGGTTTTCAGAAATATCACCAAACGCCTTATATGATTTTTGCATAGACGCAATATCTTTCTTCAGTTTATCGGCTGCCTTTTGCTCCTTCGACTTACCGCCGAAGAGACCGCCGATAAGTCCACCGATAAGACTTCCGACAATAGGAACGGCTGCACCAAGCGTATCGCCAAGTGTCTTGCCTAACATTTTACCAAGAGATTTAGTAACTCCCTTCTGCATACTTTGCCCAAGCGCGCCGCCAAGCGCCGCGCCAACGCCAGCAAATGCACCTGTTCTTCCTGTAATAGCTTTTGCGATGGATGCGCCAAGTTGGCCGGCCATAACAGGACCAATATCTTTTGCTAAAGCTGCCCAATCAGTTGGAAGTTTTTCTTCTGCTCCCTTAGTAAATGCTGCCGAAACCTTTTCAGCGATTGAAGCCGAAATCGTAACAAGTCCGCTAAAACGTTCACTAACAGAATCGCCGAGAACCTGTAAGGCCGTTGCAATCGTTCCAAACGCCTTACTCATATCTGCTTGCGTGCTTTTCGCAAGTATCTTTCCAGCTGCAATTATCTTAGCATATTCAGGTGGAACTTCCTTGCCAAGTTTTTTATAAATTTCAATCAACCTAACGACCGTATCGTATTCGTCTTCCTTAGTTAAAAGACTTTCAACGCCTTGATCTTTAGCTGATTGTTTGAGCGCATCGTATGCTAATTCCATATCTACAAGATTCTTACTTACAGATGATTTCAACGTAACACCAAGAACATCGGCCGCTTCTTTAGCACTGTTAAACATGCCTGGAAACCACGAAACATCAAATTGTTCCTTATCAAGTTTTGGCATATTAGCAAGCACATCACCAAGATCTTTAGCGGCTGGAAGCGTAGCATTGAAATCACGACCCATAAGTTTAATCCCATCTGATGCAACAACGGCCGTGCTGCTAAGAGCTTTAAGCCGCGTCTCGATCTCTTCTACGCCGATCGAATATTGCTTCTCATCGACGGTCCCATCCTTATGACCCTGACGCAACTTGGCGAACTTCTTTTCAAGTTCATCCATTTCTGTTTTTACCTGAGGAACTGTCTTAACTCCAAGATCAGCCAATGTTCCATCAAACAAACCAAGTTCTATTCTAAGCGCCCTGATAGATTCAGTGAGAGCTTTTTCCTGATTAGTTGTTAATTGTTTCTTGAAATCTCTGAGATAACCTTCAGATTCTTTGAGTTTGGTTCCAAGTTCGTCTTTGGTCGTAACACCAATGCGTTTTGTCAATTCATCTGCGGCCTTAAGTTCTTCTTCACTTAATGCTGGAACCGGAGATTTCTTTCCATCCTTAACTGTCGAAGTAAGATCCTTTGCGCCCTTAAGAACCCAACCGATTTTCTTGGCCCAAACATCCAGAACCGTGTTACCAAGTGAACCGGTCTTTTCAAACTCAGGTCTAAGAACAGCCATAGCATCGCCAATGCTGTCGATATTTTTTCCGGCCATTAACGAAGCGGCACCCAATACTTTTATTCTCAGTGCTTCAACGGCGTCGTGCCCAGCCGCCAAACCGCCAGTCCTGTCTTTTGCCTTTGGTTCAAACAGATCTTGCAACATTTTATCAAGACCTGTTACTTCGCCAATAACACGACCAATTTTCCATCCAGCGAAAGCGGCCATTCCAACAGCAGGAAGCGCTTTAAGTGCACCACCAAGACCGACAATAGGGTTGCCAAGTGTCTTAGTAAAAAGTGTTGCGAAATTAGTCAATTTCCCGCGTATTCCTTGGCCCGCAAATATGAGTGACATTGCCGCACCGGCGTTTCCGATTCCTCTTGTTAACGCAGCAAATGCTTCAACTGCAAGTGTGCGTTTTTGCCACATATACCACACAACATAAAGTTGAATAATGTCTTTAATAACTTCTTTCATAGCCACAAGTTGTTTAACGATTTTGCCTGTGCCATCGATAAATTTGAAAAAAGTTGCGCCGGCGTTAAGACCCCAGTCTACCAGGGCAACACCAATTTCACTGATCTTCTTTTCAAAATTCGCAACCGTGCCAAACGTCTTTTCAACAGCACCAGTGATACCTTGCATAAATCCGATCTTGACCTTCTCAACCAAACTCTTAGCCACGGTGATCCAAGCATCAAATGACGCCATTTTCTTTTTAAAAGACGCTTCCATGCCGGCAGACTTTCCGAATTCATTCAATGAGTCGTTCAAACCTCCAACACCTTGCGCTGCTAACATCATAACACCAGAAATAACACGAGCACTAAAACCTAACTTATCGATCTTTTCAAGTGAACCGCCGGTCTTTTCGGTCAAGTCTTGAATGAACCCAGCCAAACCCTTTGTGCGAATGGCTTCAACACTAAATTCCAAACCAAGGGAAGTAGCATAAGCCTTTGCGTCCTTACTAGCATTCAGGACCCCGACTAAGAACATTCGCAGTTGCATTGCCGCTGCACTTGCTTCAATGCCCTTTTTAGTCATGCTGACCATGGCCGCCGCAATAGTATCCAAACTAATTCCGGCTTGTGAAGCCAATGGCGCAACCTTGCCAATGGAACCTTCTAATTCCGCAAATGAAATACGGCCATTAAGTTTAACCATCTTGAACAAAGTATCAGAAACACTCGTGGCTTTTTCAACGCCTTGACCATAAGCATTGAGAACTGTCGAAACACTTTGCATTGCTGTGGCCACGTCTGTCATAGCAACTTCGGCCAACTTAGCCGAAATCGGAACCATCTTAAATGATTCCTCGGGATTGAATCCAAGTTGTAACGCCTTTCTAAAGGCATTAGCCGATTCAATAGAAGAACCATATATTGGACTTAACTTCATCAGACCAATACGATATTTATCCATGGTTTCATCTGATTGATCAACCATGGCACGAATATTGTCCCAAGCTTTCTCAAACTTTAAACCTTCATCTATGGTGCTCTTGATTGTTTGTGTTATTTTATTAATGACTTGCTGAACACCTGTCATAATTCCCATACCCGCAGCCATTGAAAGTATGGGACCCTTAAACGCGTTCCCTAATCTCTTCCAACCACCTTCTGATGCGGCGACCTTGTCTTTCATCTTATCAAGGCCGGCTCCGGTTTTTTTAGCGCCTTTTTCTACCTGGTCAAGTGACTGAACAATTTCCTTGGCTGCCTTTTTAACAACAGGAGTGCCTTTGTCATCGACTGAAATAATAAGATTAATGTCGCGAGAACCGCTTTTACGAGCCATTGATAAAGGACCTTTTCAAAAAAACAAGAAAGGCCGGTGGAGTGTTAATCCGTCGGCCTTACTTTCCTATCAAACTTTCTTCTTTGCCGCCTTGTCCTTCCACTTTGTGCATTCTTCCATAAGTATTGCGTGGAAATGTATCAACCGCATATAAACGTCGTCCCAAAGATCCCGATGGATTTCCATCAACCGGAAGACGGAAAGCACATCGTGCATCGAAAATTGTTTCATTCCCGACCATTCCCCGTAGTTCGGCGGCAGTAATTCGTAAATATCGAGGACGACATCGTTGCCGAACTGAGGTTGCGACTTGGTAACCTCGCAATTGATGCAATCGAAAGCTTCCGCTATCCACACTTGTGATCCGGCTGCGAATGCTTTCGGGTCTCTGAACATTGCACATTTGTCGCAAGATTTCCTTAATTCTTTTGGCTTAGAATGCCAAGCCGCAATTAAGCTAAATTTTCGAGTTGATCAGCTTTGATCTCGGCGATCTTGGAGTAGTTCTCCACGTTAGTCGCCGTATCAATAACCCATCCCTCGAACTCGAGTGATACTTCGAGCAGCGCAGAGGCCACATCAAAGTTATACCCGACTTCTGTCTCATCCGTAACACCTTCGCCGGCTTCGATACCGGGGACGATCTTCCGAAGTTTGCCGACAGAAAGACCGCGCCAATCTTTGATGATATGGCGACAGTATTCGGCTCTCAGTTTCTCGTCATTAAAACGCTCTTCCTGCGACCTTGTTCTGGGGTTGGTCCAAACCTCACGGGCAACTTCCCGAATTTGGTTGAGCATGAACTTGGATGCGTAAGAGATCTTAAAATAGACCTCAGGAAGAAAAGGAAACTGGAACTCTGCGATCCGTTGAGCCTTACCGGCTTTTTTGATCGCGGCTGCAAGATTTTTTGTTTCGATAATCACGAAACTCTCCTTTAAAATAAAAATAGTGGGGAGAGACCCGAAGGTCTCTCCCCTGAGACGTCAACCGTAGTTGGCGTTAATATGCGAAAAAACATGGACCTCCGGCCTGTCCCTTACTTGAACCGGATCTTAACTTCGTCGTTGCCCGCCGAAGACGCGATGGCCTGGAACGGGACGTTCTGTTGGAATTCCTCATCACCACTGATCTCAGGAGACCTGTATTCAGCATACGGGACGGTGATTTCTGCAATAGCCCCAGCGACGTCGCCAGAGGGAATAACCAACGCATCGGTGATTTTGTAATCAGCGCGATAGAAATAACTCAGACCCTGCTTGAGGAAGTAGAGCATGAGGTTCCCGGCGACATCACGTTTGCCGGGCCGGCCATAACGTTCAGCCGTCCAAACGCCGTTCTTCTCATTCTCATAGAACTTAACGTTGTTCGTGATAGTGAGACCGGCCGAAATGATGATGGCGTTAGCGCTACTGACCGTGACAAGACCGAGCTTGCCATGCGAAGGCGCACCGACTTCGGTTCCAGCAGCGGGCCACCACGGTGTAATCTCAGGATTGCTGCCCTGATTTGTGACCAATGCGGGACTGATCGTAATTGTGTTGGCCGTGTAGTTGACACCAGTCAACTCATAACCAACGTCTGTGTTGTCATCAGTTCCAACAACAACAAACATGCCCTTCTTATAAAGTTGAGCGCCACCGGCTGCAAGAATAATAACTTGCTTGCCAATACCGCAAGTATCAAGGGCAGGACACGTGCCGGCATAAAGTTGCTCCATGAACTTACCGGCCCAATTGACGCCGGAGATAGCATCACCAGCAACTCCAAACTCTCCCGACTCCATAACGGTGCCGCGGAAAGCAAAAACGCTGTGGCCCTTCTTCACCCACAAGGTGAAGGAATCAACCTGGGAAGCAAGCGTATAATCGACATAAGTCGCTTGAGCGTCTTCCGTTCCGAAAAGACTGCGAAGAAAAACTCGGTGCTCAGGAGGAGTGCCGAGAATACCGGACGGTTTGATATACGTGCGGGCGCTAAATGTCCCAACACTAAGTCTAGCCTTGATCGAAGCAAACTTCGAGGCCGACGCCCGGATCTGCTCATCGTCGAGTAGTTCGCGCTGTTGACTGAACGCCACTGGACCAACGGTCAAAAGCTGATTAGCCGCGGCCGGTTTCTTCAGCGTTCCGCATGTAGTTTCAATGACGGCATAACAGGCTTCTTCATTTGAATACGCAAAATCAAGTGCGCAGTTGCTCATTGTTAATTATCCTTTAGGTCTGCATTGCGCAGAAATATTCCTACGGCGTTTGCTACGCCGAGGATATTATGTGCTCTTTTCATCGAGGTGATATCTCGTTTCGAGCATGACATCAAAATAATAAAGTGGCATTTCTCCGCTGATGCCGGAAACGGAATCGACCTGGCACTTTGTTGCCGTTTGGTCAAGAGTAAAATGCTCACCAATCTTATCGCGGATAGCCTTGACAAGACTTTCATAAGTAGAAGTGGGAACCACTCCCCACGTAATAAACAAAACCCGCATACGAAGTGGCAACGACATCATTGACCGTTGCGTGCTTTCGTTTTCAAAAACTTCCTCAGCCGGTTCAACGATATCGGCCAAAGGAAGATCTACTTCGTTATACAGCGTCATGTCAACATCAGTGTAAGTTCGAACAACGGTTTTAATAGTAGAAATCTCATCGATGATTTCAGCAAGTTTGGCAATGAGTGCCCTTCTTTGTAGTGCCATGTTTTACCTCACACTGTAGAAGACGATGTCAAGAATCATTATGAACTGACCTTGCGGGTGTTTGTTCCCGCCGTCTGTTGTGATCGACCTGATCTCCATTCCATACGCTTTGTTGCCGCACGTCGGATCTGTGCGAACCTTTGTAGCGACAGAATCCATAAATGTGTTAAGAAGCGTGCCGAGCGATTCTGATTCGCCGGCCCAAACCCAACCAACGATCGCGACTGTGAATTCGTTCTTGACGATATTCTTGAGAATATATGTTTTGTCGACGCGAATGTGATTGATGAATACGCCAGGATAACGATCAGGACCAATGGCCGAATCGTAAATGCGTTGATAATCAGCGAACTTGATGCCCGTAATCTGGTTCATGACGACACCCAAATAAGCAAGGACTTCTTCTTCTGTTCCTTTTCCAAAATAGGCCATTAGATTTTACCTCCAGCTGCGATCACTTCGTTGAGTGTCTTCAGCGTCAGATCGATATATTGATCAACAATATAATTTGTTTCTTTTTGAGCCTGTTCAACCATATGATAAGCCGGCGTGCCAGGATGATGAACAAGTTTGCTGAAAATTTCCGCGCCTTCGATAAAGAAACGCAAGCGTTTGCATTTGCGCGGTCTGATAATGTGCGGAACCGTTCCCTCTTCAAAGAACAAAATAACATCAGGATTTTTCTGATACGTATTTGCAATCGTATAAATTTCAGCCGTTCCTTCTCTTGTCTCTTCCATCATCCAAAGTTCTTTGATATTTGTTCGACCAGCAGAAGTCGGAGGCGTATGCATTTTAACGATACGCAACGCCTCGTTCGCTACCTTGCGCATCATGATACGAAAGAACGGTCCTAACTTTTCAGAGACAGTCGTTAACTTGCGCCGTGCTTGTTCATAATCAACCGTGATGTGTGTTTGCCCAGCCATAACTTACTCGCTGACACCCGATAAGGCATAGAATAGGCCATAAGGTGCCACTCTCTGACCCCCAGGTGAATCTTCTCGGGCTAACCCATATGTTCTATTAGGTCCGGCTTCCTGGCCGGCCGAGAATGAAATCATGTTAATCATTAGAAATACAGTTTCGTCTTGATCTCGAGGTCATCAAAGAACTCTGTCTTCTTCGCCTCGATAAAAGGCCGCATCGATACTGCGGGAAAATCAACGAACCCGCCCTCGCGCAAGATGCCGCCTAAGTTGCTGCGTTTCAGGAGAATAATTTCAAGACACTTCCAGACAACTCCTGTAACTAACGTAGACTCAAAATCAGCCGGACACTTGGCCAACGTCCAATCTGTTTTCTCAACAGAAATATACCAATACTTTTGGCCGGCCTCTTCAGGATAAGGATCAATAGCCAACTTCCTGCGAACAGGATCAAAATAATGCCTGATGCGCGGAAGGGCACGAGCTTTCCTTGTCATTTCAATGACCCATAATGATGGGAACTGAACGTATTCGTTTGGTTCGTCGACACAGATACGATATCCGCCGAGAACCATAATATTTTCGTCCATTGTGTCCCACAAGAAAACCTTTTGAACGCGCATTGTCGCAGAGTAAACATCATATTCGCGTGTATTAATAATTGACGTGATATAACGAAGAACCTTAGATGGGATCCGTTCTGCGATCTTCGTGAGAATATATCCTGATTCACGCAAGATGTCCGCATCTGCGAGTTCAATTACATTAGCGACTTTACCGACTTCGGCCCGGACAGCAGCGTAGAGACTACTTGCATCCATTTGCTTTTCTCCTCTTGTCCTCTGTTATGACGACAAGTTCTTTTTCCATCTGCGGAAAAAGAATGTGGTCGTGACCATAGGCGTCGCGAATACAGATATCAATGTCTTTCTTATTCGTAATCCTGACACGTTCCATCCGCATTGTCGCTTGTTTCATTTTTCTCGCCTTAGTCCGAACATTGGCTCCGGTCGGTTCGTCTTCCGCCAGCGCTCTTTACCACCGCACAATTGCTTCCTTATAGTTCTCTTCGAACCATTCAAGCGTCGATGCGATGCCGCTTCTAAGCGACGTCGGCGCTTCCCAATTTAAGAACGCCTTCGCTCGCGATGTATCAAAAACTTTCTTTGCCTGACCATCAGGTTTCGTCGCATCCCAATTGAGGCGGCCTTTGAAACCGATGACATCGGCAATTGTTTCAGCCAACTCTTTAATAGTCGTGCCTACACCAGTCCCGATATTAAGTGGCGCCGTCAAATCCCACATTTCAAGCGCCTTAATAATTCCTTCAGCCGCATCCTGAACATAAAGGAATTCACGAATGGGCGATCCTGTTCCCCACATGTCAACGTCTTTTCCGTCACGCTTGGCTTCATAAAATTTCCTGATAAGAGCCGCAACCACGTGCGACCGCTCGGGACTGTAAGAATCCCAAGGTCCGTAAAGGTTGGCAAGCATAACGTGAATCCCGTTGAAACCATATTGTTTCTTATATGCCTCGCATTGGATCTGCATCATTTTTTTCACGGCTCCATAGTTACGCACGGACTCGTGCACGGGGCCGGCCCAAAGATCGTCTTCTGTAAGACTGCCGACAATGTGGCCAGGATAAGCGCATGCTGTTCCAATGCCGACAAATTTCTCAACACCGTAACGCCTAGATGCTTCGATAACATTAGCCGCCATGACCGTGTTCTCATAATAAATCTGACCAGGAATCGTTTGATTGATACCGAGTCCTCCATAAAGAGCGGCCGAATGAACGACAACATCGGGTTTAACGTTTTCCATGGCTAGCAAGCAATCAGAAAGAACCTGAAGATTAAACTGTTCTTTACGGACAGTCGATGCTTCGATTCCACGCTTTGTCAACTGCCACATGATTTGCGAACCAAGGAATCCCTTGCCGCCCGTAACGAAAACACGTTTTCCTTTAATGTTAAACATTACAGAAAGGCCTCCTGACCTCAAATGATTTGAATAGCGAAAGCAATTCATCGACTGTTTCGTCGAATGACGTCAGGCATGTAAAACCGGCCTTAGCCGCCTTGTCATAACTAACTTCATAATTGCGTTGATCTTCGTCTTTCTGGAAATCTGCATAGTGACAATAGAAATCGATGCGTTTCTTCAAGGCTTCAGCGACTTCTTCCTTCGACAGATTCATTGTCGGGTTGCCGATATTATATGTCTCGCCTTTCAACGCGTCATAATTGTCGATAGCCCAAACAATTGATCTGGCCATATCGTCGACATTGATAAATGACCGTTTAAATTTCCGTTCATAGATCACAAGATTTCGTTCCTTGAGTGCTCGATAACAGAAATCATTAATAAGAAGATCAAGGCGCATGCGTGAAGAAACACCAGCCCCTGTCGCATACCTGAAAATAACTCCGCCGCGAACGTTAACAAGATCTTCAGCGCGAGCCTTTGTCTTACCATAAACAGTAAGAGGATTAAGTGGCGAATCTTCGCGGCAAATCTCCTCAATGTTTCCATAAGACGATCCTGTTGACGTAAAAATAAAAGGAACATCTTTGCCGACACTCGCAAGTGCATTCGCTGTCCCTGAAAAATTCACATGAGCGGCTTCAACCGGATCTTTCTTGCAAATCGGATAACCGACCCATGCCGCAAGATGGACAACGCAAGTCGCCGTTCTAGCCGCAAGTTTCAGTGCTGCCGAATCCCTGACATCGCCGATAACGAAATGAAATCTTTTATTTTTGAAGCACGAGAACAAGCTTTCAGGCGGCCCAAACATAAGGTTGTCGAAGACCGTGACCTCATGACCGTCAGCAAGAAGTTTTGGAATGAAAACGGATCCAATGAATCCGGCCCCGCCAGTTACAAACACGTCGTGTTTCATATCGTTCCTTTTTCGCTTATGATTTTTTTAATTGTCGAACTGCTGACGCCGTTCGTATATTTATAGTAGACGACTTTAACGCCTAACTTTTTTGCTTCTTCAAGACCGGCCAACGGTTTTCCTTTCCAATCGCTACCGAGCACAATGCGTTGAATACCAAAAAACTTAACGACATGAAGAGGAATATTCATCTCGTTAACAACGACACCATCGACATACCGGCATGCTCGAACAACAGACATCCGTGCTTGAAAACTCATAACAGGTGCCTTACCTTTATTTGTGCACACTGCTTTATCTGTGTTAATCCCGACTAAAAGAAACGATGCATTGTTCTTTGCTCTCTTCAACAAGGCAACATGACCATAGTGAAAAAGATCCCACGTGCCTGGGACATATGTCTTAGTCATAAAAAATCGCTCCGATACGGTAGAATTTTCCCTTAACTGGGAACCTGATATCAACCTTGAATTTCTTCAAAGCCTCAATAACATTAATGCCTGTTGCTTCAATAGGCACGATCGATTTTTCCGGCAACCTGCACGGAAACTCGCAACCACCTGGACACAGTTTACACGAACCAGCTCCAAATGCAACAACAAAACAATGACCATCTAACATCAGCAGTTCGCGCATCGTCATAATGGCCTTATGAAGTTCAAGCGAACTTATACTGCCAAGGTCGGCGATACTTTCAGGCGTGTCTGTAATGTCATCTGGAATATTAAATTCGCAAACGACAAACATACCATGCCGATAACGCTTGAGAAGATTCTCATAATAATCAAGGTTGCCGATATAAGGAGGGCACGTCGCCTTCTTTCCATAACGCTTGCATGAATAACATTCTTCCCTGACCTTGGCGTCAAATACCAGATCCTTAGGATCAAAATCATATGTTATCACAACATGCCTCCGATAGTAATTATCTTTGGCCTGTCTGCGCGTGCCAGAGAAAGAAGATAGTTGATAGTCTTAAGAACATCATCCATCCCAACCAATGGCGCCCTAAACTCGCGAATTTTTTCCCCATACTTTTGGATTGTCGATGCTGTATAAATAGCGCCGAAATTTGCAGATGTTGCCCGCACACCGATAGGTCCATATTCAAGATTAACAGTCTCTGTTATCGCTGCTGCTCCGTGTTTAACAGCCGAATACATCGCCTTACCCGGAGCCGCTGTTAAGCCGCGCGTTGAACCAATATTGATAATATAACCTTCACGTTGATTGCCCATAACAGGAAGAACCGCTTTCAGTGTCGACAAATAAGCTCGCATTGAGAGGGCATACATGGCGTCAAAATCACGAACACTTGATTCCGCCAAATCTGAAAAATACATAAGGCCGGCGTTATAGATCAAAGCATCAATATAACCAAACCTTGCATGCGTTCTCATGACCCAATTCTTTATATCGTCTTCATTTGTAAGATCACAACGCGTGCCCATCCATTCGCCACTGTCTCCATCAATCATTGATCGCCCGCAAGAACTTACACAAAATCCTTGATCAGCAAGGTTTTTTGCGATGTTATAACCTACCCCTTTTGTCGCACCGGCGACCATGATAACCTTTTGAGCACCAAGAAATCCTTGCATAAGGTTCTTTGTATTATAGCGCCAATCATGATAGTTTTTTTCATCATGCCAATCATCGCCATAAAACATAGTCAAAAAATCTTCAACAGGAGAAGGAGTCGGCCACATGCGGCCATATGCTTCAACAGATCCAAAGTTTCTAAAAAACTTACTTGGCCATTCACAGCGCCCTTCGCGCCACGGCCAACTTGGTCCCATTGGGCGATTGTAATATACCGTATCGCCCTGTTGATAATGTGCCTGCAATTCAAAACGAACTTCATGGTCGTCTTTAACCGGACTACTGTGCTTGCTACACCACGCGATCTTTCCATTGCGCACACCGCCAGGCCAACCGACTTCGTCGAAATATCCAGACTCTCTGAGCTTTATAACAATACGCTGAAGCGTTTCTTCATCAGGAACACCGATATCAATATCTTTGTCATGATGGAGAAGATGTCCTTCTCTAACAAGTCCAAGTAATGTCCCACCAATCAAGAAATAAGGTTCGTGAGTTGCCGTCATAATCTCGTGGAACTTGAGAAAAACTTCTTCTACAACAGTTTGACCTACTTCAGCGAATTTATACTTACGCATATTTTAGCCTTCCTCGATAATATCTTTAACGCACGTCCTGTTATTAAATGGATCTTCAAGCCTTTCTGTATCGACAATAAACGGAAGCGAAACTTCAAACAGTATCGCGCCGTTAGAACCAGCTACAAGCATATGTGGCGTTCCGGGTTTAATGCGAATAGCACAACCCTCTTTGATTTCTTCAAACACCGAATCACAAAACAGAACCTTATCTGATTTGCCAATACGAATTTTAAGAAATCCTTTGGCAACATAAATCGTTTCATCCTTCTGTCTATGAACATGATAACTTGTCGCCTGACCAGGACCAAGAGTCAATATTTTGCCAAGATATTCTTCTGTCATCCCGAACCAAATTTCTTTGCCCCACGGTTTTTCAACCGTAGCATAACCATGTTCTTTAATCAATTGGTAACACATTGATTTTCCTCAATTGAATAACATTCCAAATGACGACGCCGAGAAGAGCGACGTCAAGAGCAAAGGCATGCCAAAGCCAACCGCGTTCACAAAGAAAACCAAGTTGAAAAATCCAAAAGGCCCAAATGACTGCAAGGGCCGTTCCAATATTGCTTCGTTTAATAAGATAGCGAATAAGCGGATTAAACTCTGTTGCCCGCCCTGATGCAAGAGCCTTCATCGTCGTCGCGTGATCAACCCACTTGAGAATAATACCGACTATGAAAAGAATCCATCCAATCATTTTGTCACTAACGCTTTCACACGAGAAACAGATTCTTTAGCAATCGCATCATTAGGATTTTTAGCGATGTGCTTTTCAAGATCGTTAAAACGTTTCTTGTATCCACGCCTTGAGACATTATAGCGTTTACGTTTCGGTTGATCGCCTTTGCGTTTTTTGCTGCTTCCTTGTTTGCTGGGCATGTTACTTTTTCATACCATAACTCTTAAACTGATCAATGACAGGAGGTTTCTTTTTCCCTGTCACAATATCTGAAATCAACTCATCGATTTCTTGAATCAATGCATTGCGTTGAAGATTGAGCGCACTGATCTTGCGCTTGGCATCAGCAACGGTTTTATCGTCGGCCCCAGGCGCCTGAGCAATGTCTTCTTGATTCCACAACTTGTGGTTAACCGTGAAGAGTTTGTCAATAAGAGATCCTGGAGTTTCCATCTTACTTTGCCACCGCTGTCAGGCAAATGCGCCCGATGTTCTTAGGTTGTTCAACAATGCTAATGTTGTTTTCATCAGGTTCAAAACCCGATGTTCGCAACATGGCCAACAAGCATGATTTGCTTGGCGCCCAATATGTCGTTTCATCGCAATAGATACGATCACCGCTATTAAAAATCATAACAGGTTCGTTGTCCTCATTGCGATAACATGCTGTCTCAAGAAAAAGACGACCGCCTTTCTTCATACAAGCACGTGTTTGGATCAATCCTTCCAACGGTTCAAGCATGTGGTATAAAACACCAAGATGCTGAACGATGTCAAACAACTCGCCGTTCAATTCATACTTGATAACGTTGGAAAGAGCAGAAGAAAGATTTTCTACGCTTGCACCGTAAACAGGAATCACATCGCTACAACGCACTATCTTGGCTAACAAAAATCTTTCAATAAGTTTCGGCATTTGCCCTGAATCAAGACCGACAACGCAACGTGCTCCAATTTCCTCGGCCTCAAACGCCCACATTCCATCGGCACAACCAAGATCAAGAACAACTTTATCTTTATAATCAATAGCATTTCGAATCTGGCGATTTTGTTCCCACTGTTCTTCCAACGCACAAACTCCAGGAGTTATAATACCGTTGCCAAGATCTATCGAATGATACCATGGAGCCAAAGCATCAACCGCTGCTTGAAGTATATCTCTTTTTATTAACACAAAATCTCCTCAATAATAATTTCTATATCCTTAACCGTCAATGTCTGAAAACAAGGCGGTTCACCAAGATCAAATTCCTTTGGACGATATGGCCCCTCTGTATTCGCACATGGAACCTTATAATCGCAATGATGCAAACCAAACGGACATTTGCCCGTCACCGCAACCATCAATGGAAACATCTGCTCGAACACACTGCCGTTGCGATTAGAAAAAAGCGTAATGACCGGAATATTAAGCGCCCCAGCCACGTTGCTTAATCCAGTATCTGGAGAAACAACGACGTGCGCCAAAGAAATAAGTGCTGACATCTGGAAAAACGAATATTTCCTAGATGACACCACGACCTTATAATCGGCCATTATAAGGCTGGAGGTTAATAATGCCATGCCGTGCCATGCCTTCATCGGATTAGAACCATCTGGCACAATGACAATGCGCTTGCCATTGCCTGAAGTTTTCTTCCACTCTGTTTCCGCCCATGCCCGTTCGCTTGCCTTAACGACAAAATCAGGTTGAAGATTATCGACCGGCAAACCAGCAATATCAAGATGGATCTTTGTGCGCGGACTTTTAATCTCTCCATGCAACGCGACCTCTTGCCATTCCTGACGAAACTCGACATCAGTCAAATTGAGTTCAATTTCAGGACTGTGTGTCGCACTGGTTGCAAACCCATCAACATATTTGTAGCGGCGAATAAGGCTCTTGAACTGTTCGGGGACATCATAGAACACCGAGACTTTGTCCCCATATTTTCGCTTGAATTCCCTGGCCACTACACTTATGAAAATTATATCACCCCAACCGCCCATTCCTCTGCGAACAACAACGGTTGATTTCCCATCGTCCTTTATCTGTTGTTCAACAGAACGGACAGTATTTCCTTTTCTGTGTTCGACCCCAAGCAACTTGAGATCTTGCGGAGAGTGAGGATGAAATCCCCATTTCTCTATATAATACGCGATATTTTTATTCCAATGAATATCTTTGTCACGCCGTTCAAGTTCAATGGTATTAAGAACACCTCCGAGCAAATGGTAATAAAGAGCTGTTGGAGTTTTCTTAAAAGTTCCCTGAGCCAGGCGTATCCTGATATTATAATCGTTGTCTTCAATATAACGCGGAGTGAAATGTTCGTCGAAAGGCCCGACCTTCTCAATCGTGTCGCGCCGAAACATCGTGCATGAATATGCTGAATGCGGAATATCGACAATATTTATCAGGGCGCCTGACTGCACCGGGAAACTATCTATAGTCCACGGCGGAATCCCCATAACTTCTTGTGCCGTTAACGCCGAAATACTTGGATCGCCCTCCATGATTTCCACCATCTTGTCGACAGTGTCATAGCGAAGAACGATATCGTTGTTCAATAGCAAAAAGTAATTGGCATTAGATTTTAGGAATTCCACGACGCCTATATTCTGAGCCGCTGATACACAACAGCGTTTAGAAACATAATGAATGTTATTTTTCTCTAACCAATCTTGTGTTCCATCTGTCGACTTGTTGTCAACGACAAAAAGTTCTATATCATATCTTGACCTGATCGAAGCAGAAGCACGTTTTGTCCAATCAAGCAAGTTATATGTCAACATGGTCGCAAATACTTTTGGTTTAGGAACTAACTGCGCCTTGACCGCATTAACGACTTCTACTGGATCAATATCAGTCATACACGACGGAATATCGGCGGCCTCTTTTGCAAGATACGTATCGCCAGGAAGACAAGTTAGGTTCCACCAGCAAGGGCGTTCAACGTGCGAACACTTTCCCTGGACCCACACGGCCTTTGGATAACTATCGCAAATAATCTCGCCCTCTGTTGAACCAAAAATCCCAACGATCCTTTTGTCGAACGCGCCGGCTAAATGCAAAACTGCCGAATCAGCAGTAACAACAACATCTGATTCAGCAATAATAGCCGCCATTTCTTCAAGGTCATAAAGAAAATTTCCTTTATCATCCATTTCATCAACAACGATCGTGTCATAACCTTCGGCCTGAAGAAGTTGTTCGACCGCGTCCATATGCGGATACGTTCTAGAAACAGCAAATGACAACGAAGCAATGGCAACCAACGGCCGGCCAGGAGTCAAACCATGTTTGAGAAACTGAAAGATTTGTTGAACCCTAAGTTTTTCTTTTTCGGTCACGATATAAACAGGAGTCTTTTTGATAGCATAAAGGCCGAGTTGTTCAAGATAAAGATCTGTTCTATTACGCGCCTTAGTCCCGACTTCCTCTGGTTTCCTGTCAAGCTTGACGTCAATATGGTTAAGGTCAAATATGATGTCCCATACGCGATTTTCTCTAGTCACAACCTCATCAACAAATGGATTGCCCTTCCAAACACGTTCAAAGCGTTCAAGTGTTTTTACGCCGACATAAACCTTTGGACCATAAAGTTCTTTAAACGCCGTTGCAACGACAGTCAACATAAGATTGTCACCCAAGCGATCTGTCTTTGAAACATCAAGCAAAACATTGACGTGTTTGTTTTTCTCAAGCACTAACTTGAGTTTTCCCTGAGCCTCCCAAATAACAGGAGACGTAAAATAAAGACCCAACGAATCGCTACTCATTTTTCCGATAAAATGCGCCTTCTTCGGATGGATCTTGATAATCTGATCGTTGATGCAAATCGCCTCAATGCGCAGACCTTCATTGACGTAAAGTTTTCCATGAGGAAGATCAAACGTGCGAAGAGGCATTATGCTTCCCAGAATCTCATAAGATGGTTACGCATCCTGGAATAAATAACATCAGGTTCTTGCTTCAAACACATGAATCCTTTTTGCTGGCATTCAGTGCGTGTCGCATACTCAAAACACGGTTGGCAACCAAGGTTAGATGCAAGTTCAATACCAACCGCACCCTCAGGATAAAGAGGGTGTTTCGATAAACGTTCTTCCACGCGCGTCGGACCAAGCAATGCGACAGTCGGAGTCTTTGCAAAATGCGCCATCCAAAGTGGAGCTGAGTCCATCGTAACAATGGCCTTTGCGCGACCGATAAGAAGAAAGATTTCGCGAAGTGAAAACCTGCGATTAAAAACATACGTTTTCCCATCTGTCCCGCTTGGTTGTCTAAGGCCGATGTCTTCGCCGATATATACGACATCTATTCCTTCACAATTCATAGCGGTCACGATCCATTCAATGGCGTCCTTCGAAAGCGAACGGCGATCACC